CTGGAATCCTCGACGTCAATCGTCGAGTTTATGGTCGCCGGTTGTGAAACGCTTGCGTTTTCCGGCGCGGCATCTGTAACGTCTCTGTTCTCAGAAGTCGTCAGCGTCTTGGAGTCGCTTCTCCCTTCGGGGAGGAAACTCCGGGTTCCTGACTGCTTGCTTGAGAAGACGTTCGATGCCCCAATGGCCAAGGCTTTTTGTGTGGGTCTCCTTGAGGACCCGTGCAACCACCCCTGGTGGTCTTCGGTTAGTGGTTTGAGCGCCACTGATCGCATGACTATGCGGGGGAGCCTTTTCCTGTTTCGGAAGTGTCTCCCTTCTTTGGGGGACCCCGCTTCCTTGGCGAGTTCGCACAGAGAGAGACTCTGTACTCGCCCTGCCCGGGTTTCTTTACCCGCTGGCTATCTTTCCCATTGCGGGCGGATCGCGCGTGAGTGCTTTCCGCCTGGCTGGGATGGCCAGTACCCAGACTTGGTTTGGGGTGCCTCGCCTTCCGTGTCCGCGTGCACGGAGGCGTCAAGGAGTGTGGGTGGCGCCCGCTCTCTTGGAGGGGATCGCCGTGAATTTCTCCAGTCCTGCCTGCGGGAGGGAGATGTCTCGATTAGTCGGGATGTCCGCTTCTCTGTGGTGTCGGAAGGGGGTAAGGATCGGATGGTAACCGTGGCCTCGGCCGAAACTAGGGTGCTCTCGCCCCTACATAAGGCCCTGTACAATCGGCTTTCTAAGCTTCCCTGGTTACTAAGGGGGGCAGCCAAGCCGGGGAAGTTTGAGGGCTTCCAACCCGTGGAAGGGGAGGTGTTCGTCTCCGGCGATTATGAAGCCGCGACGGATTTCCTCCCGCTGGAAGTTGCTGAGGTGTGCCTTCGGGTCGCCTTGGCAAATTCTCGTTGGATTCCCTCGTCCTTAGGTGACGCAGCAATGCGTTCCCTTCGGTCGAGGATCCATTACGAGGATTGCTCCCTGGGGTTCGAGCAGCGAGTGGGACAGCTGATGGGAAACTTGCTCAGTTTCCCTCTCCTGTGCCTACAGAACTACTGTGCGTTCCGTTGGGTCTTCCCGGATTCACGTCCGGTCAAGATCAACGGCGACGACATAGTGTTCCGTTGCACCCCGGTCGAGTTCGACCGGTGGGCGGAGTTCGTTGGCAGTGTCGGGTTGCGGTTGAGCCGCGGGAAGACCTTGGTCGACCCGCGGTTCTTTTCCGTGAACTCGCATTTCTTCAGGTCGCGTCGGGGGCACGTCCCCGCTGAGGTGCCGGTTTTGAGGACCGGCGGCCTTGTTAAGCCTGTCGAGGCCGTGTCGGGACTGGGAGGGGCGTTTCGGACGTTCTCCCGTGGGTTCCGGGGTGAGACACTTTATCGTGCCGAATCTCTGTTCCTACGCCTCCGCGCGCGCGTTATACGCGCGTCCGGTCGCAGTGTCGTGCGGGGTCTACGGGTACCCGCGAGCGTGGAAGCCCTCCACAGGGCCGGTTTGTGGAGGAGAGAGTGCTGGTATGCTGAGCTTCCCAGCGAGAGGGATCTTCCAGAAGATCCGTCCCGCCTTAATTGGGCAGGCATACCGCCGGGGTGGAAAAGAGAGTGGGTGGTGCCGTCCACCCGAGGACAGAGGCGCCGTCTCCAGGACTTAAAGTCCGCTTTTATTAAGGAGATGGTCCACCGTTCTTGGGTGGTCACACCGTCGTCCGGGAAGCAGGTCAGGGACTACTTCCGGGAGGTCAAAAGGACTGGCTACGAGGACCGCTTCAAGGAGTGGCTCCGAATGGCAAGGACTGCTGGCCGGGTGAAATTCCTT